CACAGCACTCCTTCCGGTAGCTCCGCGTCATATTCTTCCCTGCGTTCCAGCATTTCATCTTCATCTACTGTTTCCGTCTGTTCATCCCATAGCTGGCCAAACAGTGTATTGTAAACCGTTTTCATTTTTTGCGGGTCTCCCTGTGCTTCCAGGTATTCCAGTATAATTTTCTTCCATGCCATCCACGGGCTCGAAAACGCGTTTATCCAGAAGGACCGGATTCCGTTCGCATATGCTTCCGGATTTTTTGCAATCCATTTTTTGGGCGCTTTCTTTACTTCCGTTTCCGAAATGCTGCATCCACATTCCGGACAGGCATAATTTACATCATCGACAATGTAATGCCGTTCTTTTCCTTCCCCGATTCTGTGGGCTTCGTACCGAATGTGGTCAAAATCAACAAAACTGTATTCGTGACAGTGTGGGCATTTTACAGACCAGTATTCCTGCGTCCCACGACCGAAAGATTTTTCGATCGCGCTATGCCCTTTTATGGTCGGCGTCGAAACTTCGATCATCTTGTAGTTGTAGAACGTGATGGTTCTGGCTTCCACCAGTCCCCACGGATCACCTTCCCCGCCGGCATCCTTTGCCCATCGATCCCGCTCATCGCCGAACACATACCGACACGGCACAGATGCAAGCGCCGCCGGGGAATTAGAACCGGTTATGGTCAGCATGCCGCCCGGATACGCCTTTTTCAGCAGTGTGTTGTCGCTGTCACGGCTTTTTGACGTCGCAATTTTCTTCTGCAGCGGCTTCGTGTCCCGAATCATCGGTGCAATTCTCCGCTTTGAGATGTCTTTCGCATTATCCACTGTAGGCAGCACAAACATAGCAGGTCCCGGATCGATGTCGATCATATACGCCATCATGTTCATTTCCATTTCGGTCTTTCCGACCTGGGACGATGCCACGACCGCGATCCGGTGCACACGTGGATCCGTGAACGCATCCATGATCTCTTTCAGGTACGGTGTCCTGGACGTCCGCCACGGTCCGGCTTCTGCACTGTTTTCTGCTGACAGCCTCCTGTATTTGTCCGACCAATCCGATACCGTCAGCTGTTCCGGCGGCTTAAAATTCAAAACCGCCTTTCTGACACTCTTATTCAGATTTCTGATTTTTTCTAACTGCTCATCATTCGTCGTCCCGCTCCTCACTGATCCAGCCTCTTCTGTATCTTACCCGCTTTCTATATTCCTCTGGGTCATATTCATAATTTGACAGATCCTCCAATATCGCATTGACTTCTGTTTTCAGGCGTTCCGACAGTTCTGTTGCGTCGTTGATTCCAGCCAGCTCCACCGCCACCCTGCCGGGCAGCGCCATAAAAGAAGAGCGGATGACCATCACAAGATCCGATGTCATCTGCTCCACATCCTCTGCTGCGTGCAGTTTTCCTTTCAGCTCCTGCATTTCCAGCTCTGCCAGCTCCGCTTTTGCCCGTTTGATCCGGACCTCCTCCAGCGCCTTTTCTTCTTCAACTGACGAAA